GGCTGCGCTCCAGGCTGCGTTACGGGCTGCGCGCGCAACGGATAAATATCCATCAGTGGCATCGACTACCCATCGAATCGGCATGGGCTCCAAATTCAACGCAGAGAGGTGCCGTCGAATTGCATCCTCGACAGCGGGCTTATCGATACGTGGATTCGCACGATCGATGTTCCCCAGTCGCTCGATAACCGCGCGAGCCTCGGGGCCTATTATGTCGATATCTGTCATGATCTATTTTCCTTCAGTCGTTGCATGATCTCGTAGGCCACAAAATCTAGGAGCTCCTGTGCTCCCTCGTGTTTAAAATTGCGAATATCGATGGATAGATCCAACGGGCCATATTCTTTTCGGCCTCGTGACATCCTCTCAGCCACCGCAGTCACTACCCTCAGCTCGTCGGCATTGAGATCTCCGCAATATTCCACGAGCTCCTTCAGGATAGGAGTGCACGGATCATTCTCACATCCCGGCAAATTCCAGATGTTCATGTGCAATGGTCTTTCGCAATTCTCGGGTTGATCATCACCTTGCGCATTGCGCCATCCGTATCAGACTGATCCATATGGGAGGATATTATCTAACCGTCGGTACCGGTGCGTTTGCGGAACGGTTTTACGATCGAGATCGACCTTTTCTCATCGTCAAACAGCCACGATTCTGCGGGCACTTTTCCATTCGTCCAAATCTCTATCGCTCGACGATGGTGGGATTTTGGCCGTTTGATCCCCGTTACCCAATCATAAATCGTTGGGTCACTGACCCCGAGGTATTTCGCCGCAGCCAACTTCGTAAGACCGTTGTCGGAAATAAATTCCTCCAGCTTCTCGGAGCCGGCACAAATCCTCCTAGCCATGAGCTATCTCTAGCTAGAGTAAATAATGCTGTCAAGCCCGTTTCTAGCTCGAGCTAGTTTTTATATGTCTATCCTACCTGCCATGGAGTCGGATAATGTATGGCACCAGATTGTTACGTATGTGAAGCAGAGATTGATCGCGGAAATCAACGCGTCTCGCGGGAATAATTCCCTACTCTCGGAGAAGACAGGGATCTCAACTGCGCATCTTTCGAATCTAAAAAACGACCCCAATAAACTTCCTGGCCAAGAGGTCGTGCGCAAACTGTCAAAGCATTGGGGGCTTAGTCCCTCGGAACTCGAGGACATTGCTACCGGAAGCCTACGATCCCATAGATTAGATCCTGCTACAAAACACGCGATAGACCGCCTCGCGAAAAAATATCCTGGCAGATGGTCCCCCGAGGCAATTGCGGCGATTAGAGTGCATCTGTCTAATTTGGACGAATTGCCGAACGAACAGGAGCTAATTATGAAGCTGGACATTTTCGCAAAATTGCTCGATGTAGCGATGATTCAGGCGTCCCAGCTCGTCTCAAATCGAGATTCAGCGCCCCCCCCTCTGCCTAAAATTAATAAGTATTTACGGAAAACGCGCGCGGGAGGAGGAGGATGATCGAGACTATGCTTCGGAATACGAGGATACGGGGATACGAAAAGTGCCTAGAATGGTAGGGAAAGGCGAACTTAATCAATAGCAATGGATCACGGGCAGAATTGTGGCGGAGAGCAAACTAAATCGCCCGTGTTTTGTAGGGGCGCACAGCAATTGCTGATGCATTGCGAATTGATCGCACATCTCGCTGCGCATGTGGTCCCGGTAACAGTAGAAACAACACATAAAGAATTGGGGCAGCAGGTCTGAGAGGTGCAATCTGCACCCGGAGGTGCACATGACCCGGCACAATATCTCGATGGTGCGCATACTGCAGATGTGCCCTGGACCAAAATCGTGCAGCATCCGCTCGCGCATTGAGAATCATTTAGACATGTGTCCGCACAAATAGCCCTGGACGGATTGTTGGCATCAAAGACGCAAACGGCGCCGTTGCAGCATTCATTCGCGTTCGCCCGGCAATCCCCATTCGCAGGCACACATGCAGAGGCTGAATCCTGAGCAGCATCCGCCAAGGAGCCGTCTTGGCCCGCATCCCCCGTTGTAGACGGCTGAGTTGTCGAGCCGGAACAACCGAAAATCATGGAGATTGCGCCAGCAATTAATAGCTTCTTCATTACGCCCTCCCTTCGACTGACCGACCGATAGATCGCAGATCCCCTCATTTTGTTCAAGTTGTCATGAAAATTAGCTGACGCAAATATTTTCTATTGACAAATATGTTAGCTCTAGCTAATGTTAGCAATAGAACGGTCGTAACAAAGGGAGAGGGCAGGATGGGAATCGAGAACGGACAGCATGCGCATTTCCGAGCGGCGATGATTTGCGAAAACTGCGAGGGATGCCATCGGGAGAACCTGAGGCCGCTGTATTACGGGGTTTGCCCGGATTGTTCGGACGACGGGATGGTGGATACCTACGTCACCCTGTCCGATCTCGAGACGGGCGAATCGTGGACCTGGCTCGACCCGAGAGACCAGATCCCCGCGATCGCAGCGCTCGTAGATGACTACGGGATCGACGCCCTCAGGGAGGCTCGTGGGCAGCTCGCGGAATACGACGCCAGCCACCCGATGCTTGGGCTCATGGACGCGGTTTTAGGTGCGGAGGGGAATCATGCGGGACAGGCAGCCGAGTGATCCGGGGATGGTGATTCTCCTCAGGGAGATGCACCGATCCATCGAGGAGATCAAAAAACGAAAGCCGGAGCTCAGTGAGGAGCTTCAAGAAGTCGAAGAGCGGATGAAACGTATCAGCGAGAAACGGAGGGTAGCGAGATGAGACTAATTGGACGGTTTGTGAGCAAGACACAGTTTTGGAATGATGTGGCCTGGAGGCTAGCGCTCTGCGGGATCGATGCGGATCAGATCTGGGAGATGACGCTTGCGGATTACTGCAAGGCTCTCCGTGAGAGATGGGCATGAATGCCGCAACATTGCTCGAGGCGGATTGCCAGGATCTCGAGTTCCGCTCAAAGCGCATCGTAGAGAAAATTGACGACATGCTCGAGGAGATCCGCACCGAGCATTGGAATGCATGCATCCGGGATGGGATCCGAGAGCTCGAGTTTCTCATGAAAAACGACTGCGGGCCCCGTGCGGAGGGGCTCGCCATGGCGATCGAAGTGCTGGAGGAAATGAAGCGATGAGCGATTTAGCGAGGGTAGACGACAAGCCGATCCAGTTCACCGACGAGCAAACTCGGCTCATCAGGAACACGTATGCCAATGGGGCGAGCGAGCACGAGTTCTCCGTGTTCATGGAGATATGCCGCGCTCGTCGCCTCAACCCCCTCATGCGACAGGTCTATTTCGTGTCTCGCTGGGATAGCACGAAGAAAACCAACATTTGGCAACCTCAGATCTCGATCGATGGGATGCGCGCAGTGGCCGAACGTACAGGCAAATATGCCGGACAGGACGAGCCAGAGTTTATCTATGGCGAGGATGGCGGGATCCGATGCGCCAAGGTCCGCGTGTATCGCAAGGATTGGGGGAATCGGCCTGCCGTGGGCGTGGCGTTCTGGGATGAATATGTCCAGAGAACCAAAGAGGGTGAGACTACCCGCATGTGGAAAACTATGGGGCACACAATGCTGGCGAAATGCGCCGAGAGTCAGGCTCTGCGAAAAGCGTTTCCTGAGGACCTATCGGGGCTCTATAGCCCGGAGGAGATGGCGCAGGCTAGCAATGAGCAACGAGTAACCGTCACTGAGGACGGAGAGGTCATTGAAAATGCTCTCTCGAAAGACCAGATCATGCAACTGTCGTCAGATATTCTGAATTCTGATCTCGATCGCCTATATCAGTTGGCAACGGATGTAGCGAGGCTGGCGAAGGATAAGAAAATCACGCCTGATCAGCGGGATGGATTGCGGAAACTATGGAAGCAGCGAAAGGACCAGCTTGACGCCGAGGACGGAGAAGCGGCATGAGGATCACCGCTAGCAAGCTCCCCCTGGTCGAACATTGCCAGTGGTGGGCGAGACCCGATGTAGAATGGGACCAGAGACCCAGCGAGAGTTCTCTCCTGGGCTCGGCGGTCCATTATTTCATCGAGCAGGCAATCCTAGGCAATCGGGTCACCATGGACCAATTGGCGCACAAGTTTTTCCTGCACGAGGCGCTGGTCCCAAACCTCCGCTATATGTGCGAGGCCTGGGCGAGGAAGTTCCCTCTATTCCCCAATACCTGGACTCCAGAGGTATCCCTAGCCTGCGATGTGACGACGCTAAAAGCCCGAGAAATCGGCAGGAATCGGGATTATTCGAAAAAGACGGAGACCGAGATCCCTGGCACGTCCGACATCGTTTCCTATGAGGATGGGATCGTGCACATCATCGATTGGAAAACAGGGCGCCAGATTGGCCTAGCGAGGCCCTCCCAGAACGCCCAACTGCTCTTTTTGGCCATGTGCGCCGCCAAAATTCATGGGGTCTCTCGCGCCAGGCTAACCCTGTGCCATATCATGCCGGACAAGGTTGACGCCGTGGAGGACGAGGTGGACGAGATGGTTCTGGCCGCAGCGGCCTATCAATTGAGACATCTTAGGCCCGATGAATCGAGCCCCAATAAAGGCTGGTGGTGCCGCTACAAATTCTGCCCGGCAAAATCGAATTGCCCCGAATGGAAGCCGGCTGTCGCATGAAGATCGGAGTTACTAAAGTTACGTCAGTTACGGTTTTTTTCGTAACTTCGATAACTATAATAGCATCGGCCGCTAATATAGATTCGGTCGGCAAATTATCATTGCGACATGTCGCCATGGGCATCCCCACGGATGCAGACCCATCGGATGATTACCTCATCGACCATCAGGAATACGTCGTCGATTACAACCCGGTGCATGAAGAGCCGAACTGGGTTAGCTGGCAGCTCATAGCGGAGGACCTGGGCTCTGTGCATCGTTCAGGACGATTCCGGGCGGACCCTGACCTGCCCCTGGAGTTATATCATGTGGGACCAGGCGACTATTTGGATAGCGGCTACGATCGCGGTCACCTATGCCCTTCGGCTGATAGGACGAGGACGACCGAGGCCAATGCGCTCACGTTCCTAATGAGCAACGTTGTCCCCCAGCTGCATGCCCTCAATGCGGGCCCATGGGAGAAGCTTGAGGCCTATGAGAGGCAGCTGGCCAGGCAAGGCCATGACCTTTACATCATGGCCGGTCCTCTATTCGATGCCGACCCGGATTATATAGGACATGGGACGGATGTTCCACGTGCAACATATAAGATCATCGTCTCACTGAACCATGGGCAGACAGCGAAGGATGTGACATCCCTCACGACCGTCATCGCGGTCATCATGCCCAATGCGGAGACGGTGAAAGGCCATGCCTGGAAGGACTATGCAGCCAGCGTGGACGAGATTGAGCGAGAGAGCGGATACGATTTTATGAGCAACGTGGATGCTGAGGTTCAGGCCATGCTGGAGGCGCGATGAAGAAGGCGATTGAGGAGACGTGGCGTTCTAGGAATTCTCCGGCATGCACTGATGATATCTACAAAGATACAGATCCTCGAGACTATATCTTCTATGGGTCGAAATCTATCGGGGAGCCTGGTTACGAAGAGCAGAGGGACAGATCGTTGCTCGCTGCTGCGGCCCCCGAAATGGCCCGGATGCTGCTGGATATCGAGTTTGGTTGGGATCGTTGCAAATATTGCCTCAAAGAGAACGGCGCGGACGGGTCTCATGCCAACGATTGCCCCTGGCTCCTGCTGATGAAGAAAATAGGTGCGCGATGAATCCGGAAATAAAAAATATGGTCGACAACGTCATTAAGTACGACGGAATCGAAGTGCACGAGAGCGAATGGGAATTGGCTAAACAAGTCGTACAAGAACACCCCGGATTTCGACTTGGGTCACCTCGGGGTCCGGGTAGGGCATGGCGTCGATTGGAAATGACGGGGCCTTATGCGACGTTTGCTACCCCCGAGGTTTTTCAGACATTCCAAGACAACGTCCGCAACGCAGCGCTCGAGGAAGCGGCGAGGAGTGTTTTAAGCTCTAAATGGAACTACACGGATAACGCTTTCATCGCCGAGGATATACGCACGCTGAAGAAAGGGTAGCTGCGATGCTGTTTTGCATTCACGATAAACGCCTAGGGGAATGCAGAGATGTTATGTGTCTCGCTTTTTACGAATGCCGGATAGAAGAGCGCGCCAAGGTGGAGAGAGAGATCGCGCAGTGGGTTAGGGATCAATTTGATTGGGACCTGCGGATACTGGATCTGGCAGATGATATCGAGCGCGGAAAGTATAGGAAGGGTCGGTGATGCCGGGTCGACACGGAACTACGGGATACATCGAGAAGTGCGAGAAATGCGAGCATGACCGATGGGGCTGGGAAGATTGCGACAATTGCCAGCAGTACGTCACGGAGAGGGAGATCGTGGATTACATTCTCGAAGAAGCCGAGCTCCTCGTCGCCTCTGCCGAACCGGATAATCAATGGGTACCGCCGGTGGCTGGGAGTTTTCAAGCGTTGGCTAGGAGAATCGAGCGCGGGGAATATAGGAACCGGCAATGAGCCTACCCAAAGACGACATCGACATGATCTATGCGATTCGGCGGCTGCTCGGATGGCTCAATGGTCGTTATTGCCCGGACTGTATTCCTAAATGGGATACTATATCTGGGGAACACGAAGACGGCTGCGAGTTACGTGACTGTGTGAATCGTCTGAAGGAGGTTGCTCGAAAGCGGGGATGGGACTTAGACCAATGCGATCTGTCAAAACTATGAGACTTCGGCCAACAGTGCGCTTTCCGGATATTAGACCTTTAGGTGGCGCACACCACGAGCCGGCCCGTGTGGCCGAAGAGGCCGGCACTTTTGAGGTGATGTGATGGGTACAGTAACCGATGCGAAACTAATATGGGGGTTTGACGTGGATTACGAGTCCAGGGAATCCGAGGTGCTGGAGCCGTACGGCGAAGAAAAATATGACGAGTTGGAGCAGTTGGAAGAGAAGTTTGGTTGCGAGTTAGTTCGCCACTGTTCGAACAGGTACACGTCGTATATTTTAGGGATCGCGAGCACGCTGGTGGTAGCTCACCGTGGATATCCGAAGGCAATCAACGAGCATCTATATGTGCCAGAGGACGCGCAATCTCGACTCGACGAGTTCGCCAAAGCGTTAGGCATTGGTCGGCAAAAGGGTAAGTGGTTGCTGCTGGCGTATTACGGGTGATGGGATGACAGACATCCACAAAACGATATCCCACCTAAGAGACGGCATGAAGTCTAAGGGCAAGCTTCACGTGGAAGGCTGTCTCGCCATGTACGAAGCATTGCCAGCGCTGCTAGACAGGTTGGAAAAACTCGAGGCGGTGGCGGCTGCGGCCGGTGAATTGAAACGATCCGGATACGACGGCCCGTTTATGGGAGATGAGGTAGCGCCGTTGTTTCGGGCGCTCGAGGAGCTGGAGAAGCCATGACCGGTGAACCACATTCTTGGGATTACTGGTGCGGGCCCACCTCGACTCTTCGGTATTGCACACGTTGCGGCATGATCCGGAGCGGTTGGGGGTTCTATTTCCGGAATGCCGAGGAATTTTGGAACGATGAACGTAGCATGTATCCGTTTAGATGCGCAGATGAGGAGCTGGATAAGCCATGAACACGGACGATCTGAAGACCGCATCATACATATCCCACCTATTTTCATTTTTTTCTATCAAATAGCCTTGCACTGTCCGGACAGTGTGTTAGATTGATTAGTGAGAGGTGGGAACAATGCAAATCGAAATCGTGGAGTGCAAAACGGGCGGTCGCGTTTGGGGCTATGAATCTGCCGAGATAGAGAAATATCTCGCTATAAATAGCGCGGTTAAACATCATTTCGGCGAAACCGCATTTTTCTGGGCAGATTCCGGGCTCCCTGGATACGGGCAAATCTGCGTGCCTGCCGGCAACAACAGCAATAACTGCGTGACCGGTCGAGTTCGCATTGATGTTATCGCATGAGCGGTAACCCGAAAACATCGAAATGGTACGCGACGCCCCGGAATCTCCGGCGGCGTCGCAAATCCGAGATCACGCTAGCCGATGACGTGCGGGAATGGCTAGACGCCGAATGCAAACGATTAGGCATCAGTCGTAGCAGATTGATTGAGGACATTTTGCGGTCGAGAATGCGGGGCTAACTATTCCTACAAACCGGGTCTTCTTCCACGCTTGCCTGCATCTCGTCATCCTCGTGGCCGATCCCCTGAGGGTCGGTATCCTCTCGCATGCGTTTCACTCGATCCAGAGAATCCAGGGCCGTCTCATAAACCCGGGCATTGCACCTCGTGGCATGGGCGATAGCGAGCTCCAGATCCCCCACGGTGATATGTCCTTTATTGCCATGGTCTAGGCCCCTATTCGGATTATAGATGCTAGGTAGGCCGTCCCTCGTTACGAGCACCCTATTCGGATCCGTGCCTCCGGGGAGATCGGCGGGGAGGAAATTCACTAGGTACATCTGCGATCGGCTCTGCCAATGATCAATACGGTACCGCCTTCGCCAGTCCTCGAAATAGGAGGCCGTCCAATGAATCTGCTTCTCAGGGGCTAGCTCCCGGAATATCCCTTTCACGGAATCATAATCCTCATTGCCAGGGAACCATCCTAAATCCTTCAGCGTGGCCGGCATGAGCTGGGATAGGCCCGAGGCTCCCCCGTTGCCATTATAGGCCTTGGGATTGAGGCCCGACTCGCTGCACATCATGGCCAGAAGCCATTCGGGCTCGAACTTGCCTACGATCGAGGCATCCAGAAGATTCTCATAGAAATCGCTAGAGAATCCGTTGTCATCAATAAACGCCGCCATCTCCTCTTGCTCCATGATCCATTCGATGTCGGGCCTCCACTCGATATAGGCGGGAGGCCCAAGGCTCGCCCATAGCACTCAGCACCATGCAGCAGCCGACACGAGGCAGGCTGCAGAGGCTCCTATGCAAAACCAGATGATGTGATCTCGAAGGAGAGTCACGGATCGAGTTCTCTATGCATCTCCGCGTCGCTCGCATTGAGCATCGTGGTCTGCATCATTTGCAAGAACTCATCTTGCGTGAATTTACCTCCCTCTAGTGCCTCTACGAGAGCATCAATCGCGGGGTACCATTTAGAAAGTACCGGCATAACTTGTGCGAGTATTTCGCCCGCATGCTGCAATTTATCGAGAAGATACATCGGTCACCTCAATCCAGCTTCCACGGTACAATCCTCATAGGCCTGATAGCTGCCCGCTTCCCTACCCACCTCCTGGCACTTCTCGAGCTTGGCTCCGTATTCTACTAAAGCCGAACGGTCGGCGGGGTTATTATACTGACAACCTCCAGAGGATACTGCCGCAATGGCCACCATGATGGAGAGCCCGAGGCACGCAATGAGAAGTTCTGGTCTTAGGTTCACGGCTGCACCTCTTTCTTCGTATCCTCTAACCCGAGAGCCACTGCGATGGAAAGGGCGATCGACGCGGCCTGCTGAGGGCTCATCTTGCCCAATGTGGCTAGGAGTGCTGTAGCGGCAGCCACACCAGCCGTAACCATGAGCTTTTTTGTGGAATATGAGAATTTCATCAGTGACCTCCTAGATGTATGAATTTAGACAGGAGCTCCACAGCGGCAATGCCTAGACCTCCCCACGCAAGGTATCTCGCCTGCTTTTTGCTGGTCTCCTCCTGATCCCTCTTCTGTTCTTCGTTTCGCTGTTTGATGAGATCGGCGAGGATCGATTCGCGATTCCGTTTTTCCTCGTCTGCCCTCAGGAGAGCTCCAAGAGCCTTGGTTTGTTTTGCGAGCTCTACATTCTGCACTTCATCATTCTGTTTGAGCTGCGCAATTTCTCCCGCAATTCCCCGAGAGAATTTATCCATATGGATCATCACGGACTTCTGAAATGAATCTCGCTCGTAGGCTAGAGTGCTCATGGTTTCCGTATGCTCCCGTATGCGTTCCTCAGCCCTAGATAGACGTGCGCCCTGACTGAGAACCTCCGTCGTAAGGTGCTCCACGCCCTTGGATAGGCCGCCCAACTCCTCTTTCATGCCCTTGAGAAGGTCGAGGATATAACTGTTGGTGACGTCCGATTGGGTCATGGGGCGGCAAGATCTTGATCGGCACTAACGGTGACGGGGGGTGTGGGAATGGAGAAGATTTGAGCGACCGACAGGTTCGTAGCCTGTTGCTACCTGAGCGAGAGTGACACCTGCGATCTGCACATTCATGAATGCCACGGCCTGAGGGCCGGATAATGTGACCTTCTGCGAGCTCATTCGATTGTTACCCGCATCGAGTCGATTGATCGTGAGGGTGACCGTCTTCGATACGGGATCCAAATGCAGATCCGTCACCTGGATGCTGGTTGACGTGACCGCTTCAATAATGGGAGCTGCAGGCGTGAATTGCATGATCACTCCGGTGAGGTTTTGGCATCAATGAACGCTCGGAAGAACGCTTCCCCGCAATGAATAAATGCGGGGCTAAATGCAGTGGGACGTTGAATGCATGGCAATAGAGCGGACCATTCCTCATCCGTTATTTGTACCGGCGGATCGCCAGGCCTTGCAGCAAGGAGCTTTTTCCTCAGGTCAATGAGCGAAAATACATCCAGTGCCTGAGTAAGACGGGGGTCGCTAAACAGCGTCCGACATGCCGCAGAAAATGGAATGCGATCGGGTAAAGGTTCATCCGTAGTAGGGTCTACCGCGGTAATATCATCGATGATTTTGATATATCGAGCCATCAGGTGCCTTTCATTAGAATTACTGCATTGGTACCATCACTCCCTATAAGGGCAGATGTTAATGTAGGTACTGATACCGATGCTCCGGTAAGCCATTGGATCGTAGCAGTAGATGCGCAACTATTCCTCACCCATACCTGACCAGGATTCGCAGCAGGTCTGCTGATGACAATTGTGAATGCCAGTCCGGTACCCGGATTAAAGTTCATAAAATTATTTGCACTTTGCGCGGGCGTGAGAGTTTGGCTCCCAGATGCTGGCAGGAACGTCAGCCACCCTCCATCAAATGGGGAGAGTACACGAGTCAGTCCATAGGTGCTGGTCCCAGTACCGCCGGATAGGGTTAGGTTTCCACCGGTCGCGGTGGTACCCGTGGCGTTTGCGGCATGAATGGCGAATGTCGCTGCCGTAGCGCTGTTTGTTGTGTTGTCCGATTGGGAGATCGTCGCGGAGGTAGCGGCGGCCTGAACGGTTAGCGAGTTTGCACCAGCATTTACGGACGTGAGGGTCCATACCGCATTACCAGATGTATCGCGGAATAAGTTGCCTGCGGTTCCGGACCAAAATTCATTTCCTGCCGATGCTCCACAAATAAATTGAATCGATGATCCCACGGACGTGAACTGCAGTGGCGGGAAATTGCATGTAATCGATGTCGATCCCGTCAACTTGGCTATGGTCAAATAGTCGCTGAACGCCCCACCTGCGACAGTCTCTACAGCGAAATGTACGGTGGAGGACACCACCGCGTCGGGTTTTCCGAGAACTAGATTAAGGTCTCCCGACGCTGCGCCAGAACCGCCTTGCGCGGCCTGCGTACGAATCGTGGTAGTCGCGCCAGTGCCTGCGCTCGCCTTCTGCGTTTGCCCATAGGTGACCGACGTTGCCCCCGCTTGAGCGGTAAGCGAATTGGCCCCGTTATTAACTGACGTGAATGTCCATACGGGAGTGACAGAGGCATCACATACCTGAATGCCACCTGTTCCAGAGAACTGGATGTTGTTCGATATGATTTGGATGCCAGTTGTGCATGTTATCTGAAGCGGAGGTGCCGTGCATGTGAGCGATGTCGATCCAGACAGTTTCTGGAGGGTCAAAAAATCGGCTGTGGTAGAGCCCGCTACCGTCTCGACCGCAAAATGGAAAATGCCCTGCGCCGCAGCTCCGTCGGATTTTCCCGTAACGAGAAATACGTCTCCTCCCGCTGCCGCAGACGCCGCCTGCGACGCCTGAGATCGAATGAAGAGCGAGGTTCCGGCGCCCGCACTCGCCTTTTGTGAAACGCCAATCGTTGGGCTCGAGGTCCCTGCTGCCCATAACAGGCTAGACGCAATGAGTGAGCATATTCCTGCGTTGCCAGTAATACTGCCAACTAATGGGACTGATGCCGAACCTATAATGTCGCCAGAGCCAATGGCAAATGATCCGGCCGGCCCTTGAATTCCCTGAATGACAAACGAGACCGCCATGGCATTACCTCGTTATGGTGCTTTCCACGATGAAGGGGCCTGCCATCCAATAAGCCTGACTCCCGAGGCCATCCGTCAGCATTAGGTCGTAATAGAGCGTCCCCACCGGTAGATTCAGGCTCTGCGCATGCGTGATGACGATCGTGATGGTGCCCGCTGTTCCTCCCAGCGTGATCCCAGACCCGGATGCAAGAGAGAGATAATTGGTGGATGTGGATGCGGAGCTTTGATTGACACGGAACCTCGCCGTGTACCCCGTAAAGTCGATATTCGCCCCAGTCTGATCCTGGAACGTGAAGGGGCCTAGGGTCGTATCCCCATTCTGATCGATTCCGAGAGGGATGGCGACCTTCGCCATGAGCTATGGGCTCACTTGAAAGATCCGGATGGTCCCGGTACCCGCTGATGTGATGAACCCTACAAAGAGGTCTACGCCCGGCTCGAGCCAGAAATCTACGAACGTGTTCTGCGGAATATCGAAGGCGCAGTTCGCCCCATTTGCTCCCGTGGAGGCTGCGGTAATGCCAGCGAGCGCACCCGCTGTTGGCGCGAAGGCCACATAGCAGTCAGCCCCCACAGCTTCGAATCTCGCATAATGCCCGGGAAGACCCGGCGTCTGCGCATTGTTGCTGACCGTCTGGGGACCTATGAGCCTCAGATCCTGCGTGGCGACCGTAATGCCCGTGGCAAGGACGGTAATCTGACCCTGCCTGGGGGGCGTCTTCGTATCAACCTGACGTGTTGCGAGCGTCTGCCCCATAGCGGGCTCCTAATGGGCACCTCCGGCCACGGATTCGATCTCCGTGCTTGTGCCCGAAGCGATGTTCACCATTCGCTTTGGAGCGCCGCGGGATGCGGACGGACCACGTTGGGGGCTCGCGGATCCTGCGAAGTTACGCTGCATAGACTGAATGAAATCAGGCCTGAGCGTTTTATCCGCCGGAATGTCTAGGAGTATACCAAGCTGGATGACTTTGTCATAGGGAAGTGTTTTGTCCTTAGCCGCCATATTGGACAGCTCCTGCATGACCTTCGACTGTATGTCCTTGTATATTTCTGGATACACTGCTTTGACCGCATCCACCTCATCTCGGCTGATTTTCCCTTCCTTCATATGCTCCAGCATGATGGATGGGTCATCGATGACCCTGGAGGCGGTCACGAACTTAGACATGTCGAGATCGCTCGGCTGCTTTTTGACCGGGATAAGACCTCCCGCTTCCATGTCATTCGGCAGCTTGGATTCGAGATATTGAGTCCCTCTTGTGGCCGTCGATAGCATCGAGGATGCAACCTGCGGCTGCGTTTTGGCGATAGGTTCCACGACCTTGCTCATATGCTCGAGGACGGCGGAGGGATTGGCGAGAGCGGTCCGAAGATCGCCGGCTCTCTTTTCATATTGTTCCCTGAGGCTCCCCTCATTGGAGACGGCTTTCAGACCTCCGATAAGCCCTGCGCCCTCGGCTTTGGTGGCCTCCTCAAGTCCAGTGGAAAAGAAGTGCGTGAGGGTTTTATGGATCTTCCCATCGACGGTGCCCGCAATCTGCTGAATCAGATTGGAATGCGCCATGGCATCGAGCGCATCGGCGATGGCTGCGCGGCCATAGAGCCTGCCTGCTCGATTGACGAGGGCTGTTCCTATACCGGCCAAAGCGCCTAGAGGATGACCGGCGGCAATGGCGGCCATGCCGGTACCAATGCCCACGCCATAATCCGATGGGCTCATGACCCTCCGGGAGACATCGAGCTGCGCGGTTTTCTGCACCGTCTGATTGGCTACCGATAGTTGCGCATAATCCTTATTGGCTGCCTTGAGTTGAGAGACAAAATCCTCTCCCGCAAACTTCCCAGCCCTCTCAGCAGACGACATGAGCTCATCGGCAATGACCGAGCGAACCTGTTTGAAGGCCTTTTCCCCTGGCGTTGCATGGGTGCCGAGAGGGTTTCGCTCATAGTTGATGTTGTCATCGACGGCGCGGCGAAAATCCCAAAGCTTTTTGAAAGTGAGATCCTCCCCTTCGGGGACAGCTGCCCGAATATCCTCCAAATAGGAATCGAGCTTATTGACGATGTCTCTGCGTCCTGGCGTCTTTTTTAGAGGCGCAATGATATCGTTTTCAATGCGACTGACGAGTGAGTCGACCGTGGGCCTGGCAACCTCTCCGCCTTCCTTTGCGACGGCCTCATCGAGAGCGCCATAGAGCTCTTCAACCCGGCTTCCTGCCTTTTGGGTGGCATTGCTAAGGGCTTCCACTCGCTCGGTCGGAGTCACTTTGGCAAACGGCGTCCCCGTTTCTTCTTCGACGGCCTCCATTGCCCGTCGTCCGACGCCCGAAACGCCACCTTCTGTTCGTTCTGCCTTACTGACGAATTTGGCGGTGGGCCGCAGGGCTTTGAATGCATTCTGCCCTGCAAGCTCCTCGAGATTGTCCGCGCCTAGGATTTCCTTAGCGACCGGCCTGATGGTCTCCGAGGCTTTGGCCGCTGCTTTCTCGATAAGCGGGCTTGCAGCCCCGAGGATTCCCCCCACGCCTCCAGCGATAAGAGCCCCATGGCCCATTGATGCGAGCAATTTCTCGCCAGTGAGCTGTTGGTTATTGAGGTAGGACTCGGAAATCTCATTACTGGCCCCATAAAGGGCGCCTTCTGCAGCAGAACCCGCCCCTAGAGCAAGGGCATGCTGCGCCATCTTGCCCGCAAGGCCTTTCGCCCCTTCGCCGACCAGATGCTCAACGCCATGCTCAATGAGGCCACCTGCACCTGAGATAGCCTTGGGAACGGCTCCTATGGCTTCTCCTAGGCCTCCTCCTAGAAAGGTTCCCCCTAATGCGCCCCCAACCTCTCCCGCGACTGTCGAACCCGGATTCGTCTCTTTTAGGCCCTTGAGAGCCTCTCGTGTCTCTTGCTCGGTCTGCTCGGCCTCCCCAAGATTCGACTTGAGCGCCGCTCGACCCTCGCCAATGAAACGATCGCTAAGACCGAAAGTAAGACCTCGAAGAGCGCCTGCCCCCGCCGCCTTGAGCGCGCCGCCCATCCCACCATATTTCGCTTCATTCTCAGCCTCCTCGATAGCCTTATGGGAGGAGAAGGAATAGCCCTGCGAAAGAGCCTTATTGATTTGCTCAGCGGGAATCGTCCCTAGCTTCCCATCCGGGTTGGTGACGGGGACCTGTTGCCCCTTTGAGAAGGAATAGGCCCCGGACTTGAATGCCTCCTCGGCCTTCTCATCCGGCACATTCTCAACTTTGCCAGTCTGTTTGTTGACGAGGTCCATTTACTCCTCGTCACCCCCTGCGGGCTTGAAATCGATCTGGTCTCTCTCTGGCACTCGTCCCACCGGCCCCGATGCTGCCGATGCCCGGATGCTATTATCGAAATCCATTTTTAGCGCCTTCGCCGTCGCTTTGAGACGAAACGCCCTGTTTGGGGAAAATAACGCCCCAGGATTCCCGATGGCATCGTCCGCTAGCCTGACTGCCTCCTCGGATGGTCTCTGATATCCCTTGGCATGCATATAGAGTGTACGAAGGTTCGCCACCTCCGATTGAAGCTCTCTATTTTCTTGAGTCCCTGGGATATGAGCCTTCGCGCTTGCGGCTAGCTGCTCCACTCTGTTGGATGATTCCTGAAAGGATTGAATGGCGGCCGATCGATCCCGAAGCTTTGTCGCCTCCTCTTTACTGGTCACATTGGCGATCCCGCCATTCGGGAGATTGACGACCGTTGCGGCTCCTCCGGCTCCCTCCTTTACGGATGCACGAGCATCCTCATGCTGCTCTTTCATGAGCGTGCGACGGTCTTCCTCACGGCCCTTATAATATTCGTTGACGGTCTGACGCTCAGCAGGAGTCAGCGCGGGCTGTCCACCCGTCGTATGCGCTTGCTGAAAAGCCTGCGATTCGGTGAACCTGTCCTGCGAAAGTTCAGTGAACTTTGCCTTTTCCTGGGCATACTTATCCATGAGAGACGCCTTCATCTCGGCCCCCCTAGCAAGCATGTCTTGGTCTTTGACTCCTGCGAGCTGGGAATCTAGCTGAGAGGTTGCGGCTTGTAGTAGATCCGCCGTCGTGGCGGTCTGCGCTAATCCCCGGTCTTTGAATTTCTCTAGATTGCGAGCGAAGAGATTTGTCTTATCCGCCAATCCCCTACGGCTATTCTCGATGTTTTGTTCCTGAGCTCGGATGCTGTTTTGGATCTGATTGTCCACAATCTGCATCGCATAATTGGGGCCCCTCGTGAGTCCCGCTCCAATGGCACCAAGCCCCATCGAGAGGGCGGCAAGCATTTTTGCCCCTCCCCCTTTCTCATGCCAGATCTGATCGGGATCGATCTTTTGCGATTCAATCTCACGCTGCGAGTTCTCAAGCTCTTGGAGATGCCTTGTTACATAATCATCCTTTTCTTTTTGGATGGCCTGTTGTTTCGCAGCATTGTCCCTCTGGATATCCGCAACCTGCTGCGCATGCCCCATTTCAAAGGCCGCTCTCGCCCGGCCTGCCTCCTCGGCACGCTGCGCGGATTCCAGATGTAACCCCTGTCCAGCATCGAGTGCGGTTTGGGCTTCGGATAGATCTAGTCCATGCTGAATTTGTCGATGAACAGGGACATATTGAGCAGGGACATGTTGAACGGGAGCAGGAGGCGCATGCAACTTCGCCAGCGCCTGTTGAACGAGTGGATTCTCAGGATTATCCGGAGGCATGGCCGAAGGAGGGGGCATGACCGCGGGCGCTTGCGGAGATGCTCCAATGGGCGCGGGAGGCTGATACGAGATGCCCCCGGAATCCGGCGGAGGCATGGCCGGGCCAGGACCCATCTGCGATGGCGAAATCCCCTGGTCCTGCAATTTGCGATAGGCCATGGCTCTAACCTGAGGGTTTGTAATCGCCCTCGCAGCATCAATCGCTCGTTCCTTGTCTTCTTCATTTAGAGGCATGGCTATACAACCTCGCAAATGGGTCTATGAGAGACTGGCTCTCTATTTTCTTGAGCCTCTTATTGATATCCGCCTGCGCAGCCATCATGGCAGTAAAGGCCTTCTGCGTGTCCACGGCCTTACCCGCAGGCGTATCGACAATCATGTTCCTGCCCTGAGGTGTTTTCTCAAGGTCTTGGGCCATGATGCCTAGCCTTTGGCTATGGTCCTCCCCGGATTCGGGCCGATACCGATAGAGATAGGGCGTCAGATCATCGAGGAATTGCGTCGGGTTTCTGTCGACATGGATGTCCTCTTTCATCCGGCGATCGGAAATGGCCGCCCCTACCGTCGCAGCCCCTGCAATGGCGGATCCTATTGCTTGCTGCTGACGATTCGCGCTTCCCTCTGAAATTCCGGCGGCTGTATTCCCCGCAGAAATATAGTTTTGCGAATTGAGCTGATCGCGGGCGGAATTGGACTGCAATTGCTGCGTGCCGGCCTGAAAGCCCATATTTTCAAAGCCTTGTTCAGCACCATAGGCTTGTCCCATGGCATTGATATTAGAATTGGTATAGCCCTGCGCTCCCGCTTGAAAGGCGGCCATAGCGGCCTGTTGTTCTTGCGCTCGCAGGATGGCGGACTGATTGGCCGCCTGCTGCGTGGCGGCAAAGCCCTGCGCTGCGCCCGCACTTTGGGCGGCTGCCAAGGCCTGCGGATTACCGCGAGCAGAATTCGCAATGGCCATAGCGTTCTGCAATGCGGCGTCGCGTCCCTGCTGCAATTGCGCCTGTGCCGCGGATGGTCCTCGGCCCATTGAGGCATTGTAGAGATTATCTAGTCCCGCGGTTTGGTATTGGTTGCCGGTCTGGGCATTCAAATAGGATGTGCGCTCTTGGCCACGAGCTTCCCCAGCCAGGGATCGATAATAATCGACCACAGGAGCCGCCTGCTTGAACGCATTGGTTTCCTGAAAATGCGAATATCCTCCAGGACCATTAGGGTTTCCCAATTGATCCGGCGAATAGGGCAACGTCCCAGGTTCCACCTTCGGGTGCCATACACTCGGATTCTGGGGGACATTTTGATCGCCGGGCTCATAATCATTGGCATATGTCGAATAATCCATCGACTGACCGGGATAATTGAGACGAACCGACGGATCGCCCGTATTCGGGTTCATAGGCCCATTCGGGTTGTTCGCCTCCGGATGGTTTTTTAGAATTTGTTGGTTTATGAAATCCTGATAATCGGGTCCAAAAAATCCGCCCGGTCCAAATCCTGACATGACTAACCTCGCTGCAACTGAGGCAATTTGAATGCGCCTCGTTTCACACCAACCTCAAACGATAGCCCCGCAAGGGAGAATCCTCGCCCTGTCCCAACAATTGCGCCTGCGCTGGATGGTGTAGCATCACGGATGCGGAGCCGTACTGCCTCCGTTTTCTGGACACTCGGAGCAATCTCCCATTCGTAGACTGAGGGTAGATCCGTGACTGCCGATTTGAATGTGGCAGTACTCGTTGGACCGGATTCGTCATAGTTCGAATAATAGTCCACCGTTATGTCATGGCTGGTATATCGATCACCTACTACGAGACCTCGATAGACCCTCTGGAACCCAGTAACGCCAGCCATTTTGATCCATGCCGTATCAATTTCTAGAGTCACCCATTGCCCAGGACCATCGAGATAGGTCGAACTGACCTCCTTATACGGGTTCCCATTGTCCGTGGTCCATGCATAGATGCCCTGATTAATGCATGCGGCCTGAGGGATGGCAGAGGCCTTGGCGGAGACGATGTCGTAATACTGAAACTGACCCCATGCGTTCTGTAGGTAATCATACATGAGCACGATGCCATTCGTTCCATTGCTGCATGTGAAACGAACCTGTTGCTCATCCTGGAGCAGGATCGCGGATGTGATCGTATTGTATTGAATGACAAGATCTTCTACGTCTTTTCCGATATAGGAGACATTGAGCGCCCGATCGATGAGATACATCCCCTTTGCCGATTGGAACATGAGACCCAACGGTGTTAGAACCACGCTACGAGGCTCGATGCATCCCACATCCGTGGCAATTTTCTGAGGGACGGAGAAATCCGAATTGGCTCCCGTATCATCAGGGCCATCACCTGTTATCACGAAGATGAGATTCTTCTTGAAGGCAAAGAGCTTCGAATCCATCGACCCGAGCGCCGTAAAGTCTCCGCCTTCCTCCACGGTCATCGTATTGGCATCCGCAAAATTCGCGGGCTCACCAGAAACCATTTGCTTTGAGAACCAGAGCGTTCGTCGATCGTCACCGATGAGCCAGATTCTCTGATTGTGATAGATGACGCAATTGCTCGACGGTGGCGCCACATTGGGCATAGCCTGTCCAGCCGCGCCCGTCGTATAGGCAATTGGATAGCTCGAAATGGATGCATCCGACGCAGTATCCACGATCGTAATCGTGGGAATCGTGGGATCATTGATTGTCACATTCGCGATCGATTGATATGTGCTTCCTCCCACGGCGGTTCGATAAACGTCCAGATAGAGGGGCGGAAGAAATAAATTCTCTGCATCCATTCTCTCCGTCAGTCCAATAGTCGGTAGACTAATGGTGACCTTATTGCTCGCGCCCGTAACAATTGTTCCAAGCACAGGCTGTCCGCGATGCACTTGCCCCTGTCGATCGATATAAGACGGAATCAGAGCATACCCATAGATACCAGCCCCAAGAGATCCTCCTGCAGCCGCGGTAAAGGAGTTCGACAAAAACGGGACTGGGGCATGGAATCCGCTCTCAAAATACGTGCTCCCATCATAATAGCTAGGGACTCCACCCGACAAAATGACGTCCTTATTCGCCTGCGCAGACATAAAGTTAGATTGCGTGAAATCTATGACAGCCTTGTCGATCCGATACCTTCCTATGCTCGATATATAAGACCCTCCATGAATAAATATTCCTGGATTCGAAGTCGGATGCACTGAGCTTAGAACCGAGCAATCGGTATCGAATGACGACCGTCCACCTGAGATTCTGCATCCGAATCTCGCCACCACCCTGGCCGGCCTATTCGCACTCGTCGTATCGTTTACCGATAGGTCTACGAGCATCCTCGTGGTCGATGGCTGAGTGAATAATGTGCTAGCAGTATTTGTTAGGCTAGATGCGAGACCCACAAGGTAGATTCGACCATTATATGCGAAGGGTCTAGAATCTGCGATAAACCAATACGTGTTCCTAGTGGGGCCAATAGCTGATGCCGAGGTATTGAATTGCCGATGAAAGGTACCCGTGCCTGACGCATTCCCATTGGCGCTTGTCGCCACGATGACGCATGTCGTCGAACTAATTCGCTCGACTGCAATACGCCTTATGGCGACGGAGCTAACCGTAAAGACTGCAGTGGGCGCAATGGTTTGAGCGAGCGTCGCTGGATTGACCCCGGCCGCAGCCATTGTGCTACCGCCCCCTTGCGCATAGGCGACCCATAACGTCTCCCCCTGCGTCGCCTTAATGCCAATTGGATTGTTGTTCGTGGCTGTCTCAGTCAGGACATTCGACGAAACGATCCCCATCGCCGTGCTGATAATGTTGACCGAGATACGGTTAACGCCGGCATTTTTCTCATAGACCAAATACCACTGGGTCGCAGAAAGAGGCGCTATATCGAAAACGTCATTAAACGCATTGCCCGGTGGAATATTGGCATCCGTAAAAATATTCGTGGGCCCGAGTCGGTTCATTGTGAGCGTATCAAACCTCATTGCCGCAATATTGGCGCCGGACTTATAAACAACGAAGATGAAATTCCCAACGACGACCATGCGGGCGGAGGTGACGCCAGAAACGACCTTGAACGAATTGTAAACATTCACCCCGCTTACAAGGTCAACCATACTGAATTTCAGATCCCCTGTACTTGGGGGAGCCCCTGACGCTGTGGCATTATCCACCCATGCAAATGCGGCATAGGACACGCCATTATTTGTGTTGACTACAGAATCGCAGGATAGGATGTCGAGGACATTGCTACCGAATCCAGGTCCCGGCTGCACGATGCCGATGGGAGATCTCGAAACGACTGGCTCGGGAACTTGGTCTTTTCGAACCCATTGGCCCGATTCGGGGCTGTAGGAATAGAGTCGGTCCCCATCGATATAGCAAAGCTCGTCCTGAAGGGAGAACATTGACCGAGCCGTCTGCAAGCTTGTCGGCTCCCCCGCAAGGGGGTTCAAAATAATGTTCGTATAGGCATTCGTGCCCTTCCGCTTTCGGATGGCACCATTTTTATCGAACACGCCATTGATGAGGTTGAGCAGCTTGCCGGGAACAACATTTTTCGCATCGGTCCTCTGATCGAGACCTCCTGCGAAGGGCACCTGAACGAGCGACTTATCGAGCGGCATCAGTACACCCAGAATGTCGCCGCGCACGCGTTTTGCGCTTGGATCTTGATGGTTGTCGCATCAAGCGTTGCGCTTTGTGGAACTCTCTGAAAGGACCCATATCCTCCTGTTACATCCACGGGGAAAAACCCTGTTGGTATTTTACCAAGCGGATGATTCGCCGTGATTATTTGCCCGGCAGTGAACGTGAACGGACCGACCTGCGCCCCATAGGCCCATGGATGTCTCGAGAACGGAAGAATCTGTCTCGCAAGCCCTCGCTGGAGATCATTGACCTGCCGGTCCTGAGTCTGCTCATAGCGAAACGAGGGCTTTTGAATGGTGCTCACATGAGCCTCCATCCCCCGAAATCCTCGAGGGACGTGTCATGCACCTTTTCCGGTGCATTCGCATCTCGCGGGCTCATGCCCTCGATGCGCATTCTTATGGCGCCCTTGCGGGCCTCTAATGCGCTTGCGTCCGACTCCTCTTTTTGAAGGCAATTGATAGCGGCATCAAGGACAGCATATTCCTCCCATCCATTGATCCCATCGAAAGAATCATTTATCGGATCCGACAGTTTCGGGCATGATGGTACATAGTTGATCTGAAAGTTGCCCGTCGGGCCAGGAATGAACGAGATGCTGCCAGATGGGAACGTGCTATTCGACCCATGAAGCCGGTAGAGAACCGGGGTATTGTATCCCCATCCAGGATACCATTTGAACTGGTTTCTCTCATATTCTGAGAAGGGGATAGCGCTATAGGTTTGGTTTCCGCTCAGAATGATGTCGACCGAGATGACCTTATAGAAGTCATTCGGCAGCGCATAGTCCGAAACGCTTGCTGTCGTGGATGTGGATGGAGAGGTTTTTCGGAAATACTCCTGCCCGTAGGAGCCTACGAGCAGGTCATAGAGTTCGGCGAGGGACTCATTGATATTGTCTATCAGCTCCGAGTCCGAGATGAACTGAGAATTCTCCATGTTCGCGCGCTGACGCACACGAGTCATGAGCTGTGCAAGCGTAACGCTTCGCATGCCTAATAGCTTTCCTTCTCGTCATCCCCGCCGCTATTCATGCAAAGCTCCACATAGGCATGTAGAGCATCGGCAAAATCCTTGCGATCGCCGTCCTGAAGAGCATCAAAAACTTCATCGGCCGCAGCCGAATGGGGATTTGCATCCCCATCCGACTCGTCACCATCACCATCGTCGGATCCCTTTTTCACCTTGGGTCCGCCAAGGGCAATGATGAGGCCCATGTGTTTTTTCTCATCATCGGAAGCCATTACTTCAGCCCCGATGCCGAGTTGCGGAAGGCCAGCGATATGCGGCAGACTCGTCCTGTATAGTCCGTCGCGGTCGTGGTAGCTCCCGCTCTCGTCGTGATGGTGAAGGCAATGGGGGTATTGGTGCCCTCATTGCTCACCGATTTGATGGTGGCATAAGCCCCATCGTTAGGGGTGTCGTCGAGATCCGCGCTGGCAAAAATGGCCTTATTATAGGCATCTTTGAGCGTAACCACGATGACACCCACGCCTGACCGAACGAGCGATGCAACAACGTCCGCCCCATCTACTGTAGTGAGTAGAGGATTGGATGCACCGTTCGTTTGAAACAGGAATTCGCAATAGACCCTGTTGTGCCCATAGTTCTGGCTCGGATAGAAGGTTCTGTTAGCCATGGCCTTCCTCCGATCAGAGCTGGATGTTTACGTTGTAGTTCGGGGCCTCGCAGACAAGATTCCCGTAATACCCAATACGGACCTCATAGCTATCCGAGGTGGGCATACGAAGAATGGGCTGGTCATCGAGATCGAGGATGCGTGGGGCATCTCCCAAGCTCTCAAAGGACCATGTGTCCATCTGCAGGAGGTATGCGGTACCTTTGGGGCAATTGAGATCCGGAAGGACCTTGATGGCTCCCATAGGCCCGTCGAGCATGACCGCCTTGAACCCGATATCGGGCATATCCACGGCCTGGACTCGGTCGTAGACAACCTTTGCTCCGAGCGCTTTGACCAGGTTCGAATAGTCAAGCGGGTTGAGAAAGCACATATCGGATTGGGCGCCTTCTCGAGCAGCACGAGCCGCTGCCTCGATGAGCGTTTCCTCAATGGGCCCTCCGCCTCCGACGTATCGAATCCCGGCAAGGCGAGTGACATCGCTCGACCGGTCGAGACCGAAGAACGAATCGCCACCAACAGGAGCTGTGGTGGGCAGCCATGCGCCGAGCCCCTTCAGCATGAGGCCGCCGGCTGTCGTGCCGTCGTAATCGCCCTGCTGAAAGAGGAAGTCCGAGGCTGCGACTGCGGCGATGCTGGCGCTCCAGTTACCTGAAATCGTCAGCGTGCCTAGGTCACGGTCGAGACCCGTGATGGTGGCCGTTGCACCCGCGCTCCTGAGCGCCGTGGCAGCCCCGCTCCCATCGGCCGAGCACGCCACCACCTTCATCCCAATCTCGAAATTGGTGATGTCGGTGAGGGTTGCGAGCGTGATGGTGGGCGTTGCTACGTTGGATGTGGCGCTAATCTGACCACGAGACCCACCGCCATTACGGAAGAGGGCGATCGCGATCGATCGCATGCAAGTATAGATGGCTCCATCGATCTCGGTTTTGAGACCTTCGAGGAGTGCTCCCGCATCCCCTTTGGAGGCTAAGATCGCCTCACCCGAGATTTCAGCAAACGCATAGTCGCTGACTCGAGTGACGGTGAATCGGTTGTATTTGGAGGCGGTCTTGTTGCTCTGCCCAGTTGCGAAGGCAACGCTTCGACCCTGAGGGGTCCCGTTGCGAATCGCAACAACCTTGTTCTGACCGACGAAGTTCGTCTTTTTACGAACCTGGCTATAGAACGGGTTATTTTTATAGGCGAGGAGATAGACCTTTGACTGTGTGTACTGTTGTTTGAGTACCGCTGTGAGTGCGGTTGTATCTAAAATAGCCACTGTAGACCCCGAGAGACATGACGAAACCTCGAGGAAGCTGCTTGGCCTCGATGCCTACGTTGTCCGCTCAGGGGTCCCCATCCGGGGAGTGGCTCTTATATGTCGTTCGTGCTCAGTTAGGGCTTAGCCCACATCGCCTCGATGATCTTCTTAGATTCCTCGTCGATCTCCTCCTGGGTCTTAGCCCTAGGTATGGTGGATTTCTGAGAGGTATCTTTTGATGAGATCGTCTTGGTGCTGATGGTCTTTCCCTCCGCCTTCTCAGGCTTTTGGAACTTCTTACGTCGTTCCTCTCTAATCTTATAGGATGCTTGGGCTTCTTCTTCAAGCCTAGATGCAACCTCCTGCTGCGTCGGATACCGACCTAATTCATTTGTCAGGTGCTCAACGGCCCTAAGGGCGGATGCACCAATGATGCCGGGAGAGTATTCACATAGCAGGGGGTACTTATCAGGAGATCCCTCTACGAATGCCACAAACTCAGCTTTGGCAGATTCTATGGTCTGGAGTTCCTGCGCACGCGCTTGCTCTTCGATGACCCGCTGTTTTTCCTGGGCTAGCGAGCGCTCGAGTGAATTGACCTTTTCCTCGAGCTTCTGAACCATGAACTCCGGTGTGGGCTTCCCGTTGATGAATCGGCGAATATGCTCCTCGGCATCAATTCCAAATTCTGGGAGAGCCTCGGCAGGGTTCTCAGAAACCCTTTGCCATTTGATTTTCTGGGCGTTGAGCTCCTCGCGTTCCTTCTGCATGGCGGCTTTTTCCATGCGAATCCGCTTTTCCTCACGAGCGAGGGCAGCGAACTTCGAGGCGACGCGGTCAGGCTTCGGGGCGGGGGCTTCGGGGGTCGTATCGTTGGCAGATGCCTCTTCAGGGACAGCGGCATCATTGTCGGGAATGGAGATGGGAAGCTTGGCTTCCTCTGCGGGGCTCGGTGTAACAGCTTGTGCTTGCTCAGACATGCAGAATCCTCATTAGGCCGCCATGGGCATCCCCGGAGGAGGAGGAGATGGGGAGGGAGGAGCCCCTCCGGGGATAGGCCCAGGCGTAATGGTTGGTGCTATGGGTTGCGGAGGAGCCGGAGGCTGAGTGCTATCCGGCTGATTTAGGAGATCCTTGGCGTCGACCATGAACTGACGCATCATGGCGAGCCTCTGTTCTGGGACGTTGTCGATCTTGGCTCTTAGATAGGCCATCTGCATCATGGCTATCGACTTCGGCAGATCCATGAAGGGCTCGGGAGAGATATATCGCCCATGGTCCCGAATCTGCTCGATGATGTCCATGATGAGGTCATAGGACGCCGTCTCGAGATTCGAGACTCCCTCAAGGTCGGGGAAGTCGAGCAGCCTCTTTGCGTCTTCGGGAGCAATCCAGCCGGCATTTGCAAGATTCTGAACCTGAGCCATTCGCATCGCCGGCTCATCGGCCAGAGCGGACGTCGGGAAGATGCGCATCACATATTCATCTTCCTCGAGGTTCACATCCTTCCAGTCGATCATTTGAATGAACTTCTGAGAGGGTGCTTTGACCTTATATTCTCCTTCTTCCGCGAGCTCCTTGGCGAGCGAGATCATCAGTTTCGCGGCATCCAGAAAGAGCTTTTCATAGGTTCGCCCTACGACGATGAAGCGCTCGGTCTCAATGTCGTCATAGGTTTGAAGCGCCTTTCCGCTTGCCTGCTGAAGGCCCGCGGGTATCTGGCTTTGGGCCGAGAGTTGCGAGATACCCGTGACCTCATAGGCTTTCTGATAGAGTGCCCAGAGGTGTTGGTAGACCTCGGATGGAACGACCTGGGGCGTATAAACCTCGGGCCTTAGCCCTCCCGAATACCGAATGATCGTGCCCGTATCGTTATCGAGATGGGCGGAGATGACCTTGCTGGCGGCATCTACCATCCAATGGGCTTTGCCAAGAAGGTGATGGGCTCTCTGAATCTCTCTTAGGAGCTTATTGATTTCGAGCTGGATGCCCATGAGCTCCTGGGCAAGCCCCACGCCCCAGAAGCCAGCAGTATCCTCATTCCACCGGATAAAGATGAACGGGAACCCTTTGTTCCACTCCTCATCGAGCAGCGTGCAATTCTCCACGGCAATGACATGCCGGCCGTCCGTGGCGTTCTTACCGCTCGGCCGATGCCAACCCTCGGTAACGAGGACTTGGTCAGCGGTGGAATCATATCCGAATTGGATATCTTCCCGATCTTGCCGAGTGCGTTCTAATTCGTCCGCATGCTCTGGGAAAAGCTCCTGCATCCGGAGACGGTCAACATATCGTCGCTGGTAGAGAGAGCACGGCTCTCCATACATTGACTCCTGGTCATCGATGCGGAGTTCCCAAGGAAAGACGCGTTCGCAGACGATCTTCCCTTCCGAGGCGAAGATCTTGAGGCATCCTGTACCGAAGATGCACCCGTCCCGGAATATCTTCGGGGCTAGGTCATATAGATCCGACTCATAGAATTGCCCCTCGACGAACTTTTCAAGGCGCTTGGCTTTGAGCTGTAGTTCCTGGTCCCCACCCTGGGTGAGGAAGGTCGCTTTCGGCTTATTCTTGGAGATCTTGGCGACAACGGCCCCCACCATGTTCTTGACGACATTGAGAGAGAGCCTGTCCGTCCCTCCTCGCCTGGAGGACGGGGTAAATGTCCTAGGAGTCAGGCCTAGAATGGGAGAATTGCTATAGAGCTTGGCGTGCCGGAGATCTTCCTCCTTGCGATAGCTCTGATTGGAATCGATTCTTTGAACGACTCGAATCAGCCTATCGTGAGGCTCTTCACCCGCAGATTTGACCCACCAACGACCGTCGGTGTTGAGGTTTTGCAATTATCCCCCAGAGGATGCAAAAAGAAGCTCGTCGAAAGCTTCCTTCTCCTTCTCTGGTGTTAGGGGCTCTTGCGTGGGTTCGTGCTCGGATAGGGGGTTGCCGGCAAAGGGAAAGAGAGTCACTTCCAGGTCACCCTGTTTGAAGCGTGCGACTCCGTATTCCCTCATGACGGAGGCGATCTCCTGGATGCAAGATCGCGCCTCCTCGTTGGACACCATCAATGGTGAATGTACATCAGTATTATTCGTCCCACCACTCTTTTTGCGATTTGAGGTAGTCCGCCTCGATCTGATCCTCGATCCGTTTCCTCTCCATGGCGAAATATTCGGATGTCCCATAGGCAGGCTGCTCGGCTTTGGGCTCAGCCAAAAAGGCTCGGCATGCCCTCCAGCCATAGAGCATGGCATCGCATAGATGGTCCTCGAACCCTGGCTCCGGATGCTTTCGCTCCTTATCCCAGGGAAGTTCCCTCATCTCCTGGATAAGATCAGCATTGGACCCTCTGACTATCTTGAGATGGCCATTGGCGAGGTCCCCATTGAGTAGGTCGATGTAACCTCTCTTGTTGTTCTTATCGGCAGGAATGATGGGCAGGCCGAATCGGGAGCGAGCTTCCTCGGCATAGCCTTTACCTAGGCCGCCAATATCCCCCACGATCTGGGCAAAGCGATACCTTTTCTCGAGGTCGAGGGCTATTTCCGCCGCCGCGCTCGGCGTGAGCCCCGCTTGCTTGAAGCTTTCGAGGATGTAGACCGTTTTGTCGTGTTCTCGCCATCCGAGGATGCAGAACGCCGTGGAGTCGGTGAATCCGTAGTCGATGCCAAGGATATGGTCCGAACATTCCGGGGCTTTTTCGATGATAGAGATTTCCGGCGTTGGGTAAACCAAGCCTCCGCTATCCCGGATCCATAGACCTTCCAAGAGTTGTTTCCGCGTGGTCGGATCGAGATTTTGGAGTGTCTGCGCATATGAGACCTGATCGATAAAAGGATTGTCGGCAAGTGTTGCAGGCACAAATCGATGGCCCTCATTCTCCTGAGATATGAACCTACGTAGTACCCAATCATGTCCAACTCCTCCCGGGTTGGATGCGCTACGGGCCCGAAGCGGGATTCGAGAATCTTGCAGACGTCGCAGCCTCGACAAGAGATATGCGTACCAGCCCTCAGGGAACTGAGTAAGTTCATCGAATCCGATGAACTGGAACTCCGCACTTTGGTAACGGTATTTGTCTCGCTCATTATCTAGATACCCGAAGGTGAGGGTGGCGCCGCTGGGAAACGTCCAGCGCTTATCCCGATCATTCCAAAGGGCTCCTGAGCCCTCGAGCCAGTCATGCGACCGGTCCATAATAGCCCCGGGTAGCGACAGGTCCGTATAGCTTCGCCTGAGGAGCAAGGCCGAATAGCTGGGGATATCGACGTATTGAAGGGCGGCCATGAGCAATGCGTCGCTCTTGCCGCCTCCTGCCGCCCCGCCATAGAGGGCCTCCAGGCAATCGAGCTTGAGGAATTCCTTCTGCTTGGCGTGAGGCTTATGAGGAATGAACCGGGCAGGGCCTTTACGGGTAGGCTGGGAGGCGAGGATCTGCCCCCGGACAAAGAGGTCAAACGGATCCCTCATCCATGGCCTTTGCTGTCCATTCGAGGATCTCCTCCTCGGTCAGGTGAATATCATCCTCGGCGAGCTTTTCTTGAATATCCCGAATCTGCTGCTTGCTCATGGGAGGGATAGAGCCCTGATAGGCCAGGCGCTGAAGCTCGTGGAGATATTTACGCCGCATCATGCCCATCGAGGCTTATTGCCTTGGGCCTTCCTGGACCTCGCTTCTTTTCCGGCTCCTCAAGACCCGGACGAGATAGGGGGACTTCTCGGATGCGGTCCTTGCCGCAGGAATGCCAGCTATATTCCCGGCATTTCCCATTTTTCCAGACGGCGATGGTGCCATCGTCGAGCAGATAGATGTCATAGCCCTTATCGGCCGTGAACCTGCTCGAATTCTGGGTGCTGTCATGCGGCTCGGCGACCGCCACCGTAAACGTCACTTCACGCAGCTTTACCATAGCGTTCTCGTAGCTCCTGAATGGCATCCTTCGAGAGGTATGCCGACTGTTCAACATGGATCCAATGCTTGGGCAATCTATACCGTTTGATGCGATATGTCTCATGGGAATATAGGACGGGAAGGCCTCCGTCTTCGAGGCTATGCAGCATCATCTTGAAGAGGCCAAATCCTCGGAATGGCTTCTTGATATAGGCGTAATGCACAACCCCATCGCCGTAGCAGGCAAATCCGCAGAGATCGGCCTTGTCCTTTTTCATGCTCGCTATCAATACGGGGAAGCGATTGATAATGTCGATGATGAGCAGCCGGTGAGTGGTCATATAATACCGGCTCTCGGCGATCATGGATTCAAAGCTTCTCTTATCCTGAATGGGCTCATTCCAATCGCTCTTGGCCCCTAGCCGCTTGGCCCAATCACTATGGATGTTCGATTTGAGCCAGGAATCCACGACGAACTCTAGATCCTCCTGTTCCATAGGCCGGATGGCGAGGATCTGTAAAAGGTCGCCCTGGCTCATGTTCCATCCGCCTCATGGGTTCGATCGAGTAGCATAATCAGTGCCTCGCGGAAGGTATGCGCCGCGCATCCAATTGTACGCTTAGTTTCCCGTTCGAACATGGCGGAGCATTCCTCACCGGGAATGGGCCTCCATCGAAGGCAAATATGACCTTCCGGGTCAATGTCCTTGAAATGCTTCAAGAGGTCATCAATCTGGGTGCACCCATTGGCGAGCCTATGCAGGTAGTTCCGCTCCTCGATGAGATGCTGGAGGGGCCCATTATACCTGTGCACATCGGCGAATTCATTCCATTTCCACTTCATTCATCCTCACTGCATCTCTCCACCCATGCCATCATTTATTCCCGGACATGCGAGATACCCATTGACAGCTAGGATGAGTAAAAGAGTAAGACAGAAAACCGAACCCGCTCGGTATCCCCACCTCGCTCGTGGTTCGGGTCGCTCCGCTTCGCTCCTCTCCTTTCCCTGATGCCATTATTCTTCGGTCCCTTCGGTCAGAAGGGGTGCTTCCCCGGATTCCAGAACCTCCAGCTGCTCGGTGGCTTGCTTCACCAGGTTGCGCAGTTGCACCTTGCGCTCCTCGTCTGTCATGGTCTGCCACTGGTTCTTATAGGCACGGACATCGAGGGTAAGGGTCTTGTCGAGGTCCCATCGCTCGCGGAATCTGTGGGTCAGGAGCCATTCGGCATGGCGAGCATCTTGGAGGGCAGCTCGGGCTACAATCCCTACTAGGTGGATTTCCGAGGCTTTCTCCGCCTTAATGACCTGTCTCCTAAAATCCTCATCTTCATTGAGATATCTGTAGAAAACTTGGTTGCTGATGCCGGCATAATCGCAGGCGGTCTGACGAAAATTGCCCCCCTTGAGAGCCTCTATAATTTGTTCTCTCACCTGCGGGGTCATGACGGTGGGTCGTCCTACTTTCGCCATAATTTTTCCTGGCATTTGTGACGGTAATTAAATATTTCTAACCAGTATTTAATTCTCTCTTCCGAGAAAACATACCCTTCAACGGCAAGGCTTTGCTGGATGCTCTGGATAGTTCGAGGGTTAATGCAATCGCCCACATCCCGTGGATCGTTCTGAAAGATGGCCTGCGCTTCTTTAAGTCTCATTTCACCTTCTTCTTTTTGCCTCGGCGCTGTTCGCTGTAGGCGATGGCGACGGCTTGCTTAGGTGGCTTACCGGCCTTGATCTCCTCTTTGACATTGTGCTGGAAGGCCTTCTTGGATTTACCTGTTTCGAGCGGCATCATTGTTCTCCTTGGTCACATATGCTTTCAGAGCATTCATGCTTGTCGAATTGAGACACCATAGACTCGATATCAATTTTTACATATCTCCACTCGCCCTTGAGTGATCCATGCCCCGATGTCATCCATTTCAGGCCGCAACTCGGACATTCGATGCAGGCTTGCATCGTTATCGTGCCTGGCTGTCGTGCGATCATCGTATCTCCACTCGGACCCCATATGTTTTACTCTTCTCCTGGGCATATTCCCATTGGATTCGTGGGTCTCCGTCATCAATCCAGAGTGCCTTTGCTATCCCGTCCCTGCTCGCCTTGAGTGCTCCACGGAGATTGTCATCATCCATCTCGCGGGGAGATAGGCGCACAATCCGTATTGTATTGAACTTGATCGCTTGTTTCGATCCGGTGGGACTCACACCTCTCCAATCGGCAGCGATCGATGTATGCCACCACGCCATTTCCTTTTGCTTGGCGGCGCTCGGTATCCCTTTCTTCTTGGACCCGAAATGCCTGCTCTTCCACCCGCATGCACGGAGCTTATTTTCCGAAACTGTGCGGACGGGGATAATGAAGGAGATCACGATGCAGCCTCTCCATCAAACGCGGCAATCCTCGCATTGGGATCGCAGATAAACAGGTACTCTATGTGCTTCTCACCCGATTTATCCCGATAGGTGGTCCTGATGGCTGTAGCATTTTTGCCACATATCACGCAGGGTCCATATTTTGATTTTGTGCGCTTGGATCTCATCTACCCTCCCATGCTGTGAGCTTCTTGCCATTTTTATGAGATTCCGCGAACTTCGTTTTGGACTTCAGCATTTGCCTATTATCGGCTTCCCTCATGCCGCATGACCAGCATAAGCCCGTTCTGCCCTCTCGTTCGCCATTGCAATCCACTCTCATCCTGCTGCGAACTCCGGTCTTCTCATCGACCTCTATAAGAATTGCTCCTAAGCACCAAGTCGGACGGCCCTCGTAATGGTACTCATACGCCCTTTGGACGCGTCTTTCCTCCGGGATGACACGTACCCTGCTTGGAGGACCATTAGGCCGCCAGGACAGCCTTCCCGGCCCGCTATGGGGGTCGTCTGCCATTACCCGATCCTCCTGGCTTCCTCGGTCCGTTGCCGTTCGTTCAACCATTTCAAAAATCCACGAGGGCCAAACGAGCTGTAAAACGCCACTTCGTCGGGCTTTTTCGTGAGCCATTCGGCAAACCCCTCAGCGTGGTCACCGATCCATTCCAACAGGGTTTCTCCGCGAAACTCCTTGCCGGTCTTGTTGCTCCGGGCGTGGGTCAGGATGGCCTGGTGCAAACATTCCCGTTGGTTTCCAGGCATGGCGAACGGGGCTCCCTTGCCGCGGGCGATGCCGGACTCGTAGGCCTGCTGGTAGTGGACCTGCGACGGTGGCAAATCGGGGTCAGGTCCCAGTGGCGGCTCAAACACTCCCGAACTCTCCGTTGGTGGTGTGGGGGGTTTGGGGGGATTAAATATTGTATTGGAGTGGAGTGTATTGGAGTGTATTGGAGTGGGTTCAGCAGGTGGTTCAGCACCCGTTCGAGCACGTGCTTCAGCAGACGGATAAGCACTTGCTTCAGCAGGTGCTTCAGCAGGTGCTTCGGGTGGAAAAGTAGATCTCCGTTCCCAAGAGCGCCTACCCCCAACCTTCCCAGCCTCTGATTTTGCTGCGATTTTTGCCTCTATTTCAGCCTTAGATAGGTTATGATCGAGAAATCCCACAAGCTCTAATTCGGACTCAGAAACCCTCCGAAGTATCCCCATCTCGACTAACTTTTTGGCAACCTTGGGACCCTTTCCACTATGTCCGAACCTCCTCACTGCGAGGTCCGGCAACCTCCCATCGGTCCTGTGACGGTTGCAATAGGTGATGATGCAGGCCAAAAGACCCAGCTCTTCGAGCTCGAGTCCTAGATATTTTGGGTTGTCGTAGAAGGAATCTTGCACCGGTGCGTATGCCATTTGGACCTCCTAGGCCTTAAAAGTTCTCGATTTCGATCTCAAAACGGGTGAACAGAGATCTATTTTCGATCGATTTCTTTCCAAAACCTCATCCGCCCATCGCTTGGATGGAGCTGTCCCGTGGTCCATGCCGTCTCGCATGGCCCTTATTTTCTCTGCTGATTGCGACGCGTGGCGATAACGGCACGCAGATCGCCGGCTCGAACGAAGGCCGCTGTTATCTCCTCGGAAGGAGAAATGCGGTCCCACATGACGTCGAGGATATGAAAAATCTGGCCGATAGACTCCGGAGAATCGGATGGACGCTCCGCAATCTTCTCGGCTTCGTCCCAATGCTCTCTATCGAAGAGCGCCCTCGCCAGCTCTCCGACGTCGGGCAGGGGCGCCTTTTCCTCAAATGCCCGAAGCTGCCCGAGTGGGACCAGCGTCCTATCCACGCCGAATAACCGCATTCGGTAGGCATTTTCGTCGCCACTCGGAAGCCACGCCGTCATCCCGGAAAATTGCGATCCGGACTGTTCACCCCCCCGGAAATGGAGACACTCGGGGCACTCGGGGGATGTCACCAATGGTGACTCCCTGCAAGACCGGCAGAGAGAGCTCACAACGCCCTCCAGTCCGGCATGGTGTCCGGAGGCAAGAGGCGGCAGAGGGAGCGAGAGAAAAGGGGAGCCGGACCCGTTGGGGGATTGCCCCCAGTCATCCCGAAAAATGATGAAAATTCTCGAGATTCTGTGAGAGCACCCAACCGATCGAAATCCAATGATTTCGGATGGTTAGATAGATTTATGCCAGATTCAGGTTCTGGTGCCCGAAAGGGTGTAGGGGTTCGATTCCCCTCCTTCGCACGTAGTTCAACCACGCTTGCCCCCGGTTTTGCCCCCACTGGATCGAAGTACGGACTCGGCATGTCGCACACTCGCTTTCAAATATTTGTCGGTGGTTGTCGTATGTTTATGTCCAAGGAGATACGCGACGCCGAGAAGGTTACCCCCACTCTTCTCGAGCAGGTCAGTCGCCCTTCCGTGGCGTAGGTCGTAGGTCGAAAAGCCCTGGGGCATCTTGGCGGCTTCACGGGCCTTCCAGAGGTACGTTCGATAGCTATGGCGTCCGAAGATGGGCCCTGATGGCGGGCACAACTCTTCCAAGATCGCCGCAGCCCGATTGCTCAGCGGTAGCTCTCTGCCGAAACGGGCCTTGTCCGACGCGTCCGTGATCCGCAAAACCTTCGCCCCTCGCAGATAATGTTCGGGTACCGACAGCGTCGCCACCGTCACGGGGCGCAATCCCGTTTCCCAGAGAAACTCAAAATAAAGACGAACTGGGAATCGTTTCTGATTTTCCCCTCTCGGACTTCGCTCACTCCATGCAGGCAGCTTTGCGAGGAAGCGCCTCACCTGCCCTTCGGTGACCTCAACGGGCTCCGCGCGGTGCGGGCCCGATCTGACCCCCGTTGCTTTTTTCGGAAGCTTCGGGAACTCGGGGACCTTGTCCAGCCACCCACGTTCCACGCACCACCCCAGAAACCCACGCAACGCAGACAATTCCTTGCGGAGCGTTTTCTTGAGTACCTGCAGCAGCCGGGCTCTTGAGTAGTCCCCGATCCCAGGCTCGTGGATTCTCGCAAACGACCCCTCGAAAAACTCCGCCCATCTCCTCCCATACATTTTCATGTTGGAAAGATTACGGGGAGCATAGGAGCCCGCCATGGCTTCCACCCATAAAGCTATAGCGCTTTTGAGAGGGACAGGAGCGGATATTCCTATATGCCGCCTGTACCTACCGGAAATAATCTCCGCGTACTTATGCGCGGCGGCTTTTCGAGCTCCTTCAGTATCTCTTTCGCCCGTGGGGAGAGCGTGACGACCGAGCCCATACTCGGAGCGCTTGCCCTTGTGCGAGATTCGAACCGTGGCGAGTACGCCTCGCCAACGGAGGGACCATCCCCCTGACGCTCCGCCCATGCCAGCACCTCTTCCCGATAGAACCGAACGCACTTCCCTATTTTCATGACCCGGATATGGGGCCTTACATTTTTCTCAAACGTGTTGCGGCACACGCGTAGGAGCTTCGCCGCCTCAGGAGCGGTGATGAGGTATTGATCCTCGATCTTCTCCGCCGCGCTCATGCTGCGGACTCCTCCGATTCGACGGCCAACCATTTTTCGATATAGCTGCGGTCGTCCCTAAAAATGGGGATCTCATGATCGACTACCCAGATTTCGTCTATGGCGCTCCGATGTATGCAGCGTCCTCGCTTGAACCTGGTTTCAATGTTGTTCCAGTTCTGGCCGGCCGCATAAATCAGTTCATGAAGATCCGAGGAATTTTTACCCTCTAGTTCGTGATGAGAATAGAGAGACCGCGCCATCATCTGCAGGCTGTTTCTCGTCCAATCCTGCTGGCGCCAAATAAAATAGTTGCACACCTCGGCCTCCGGCAACACAAACGCCCTTGCATCAAATAGGACAGTCCGACCAAAGACTCGACTCATGAATGAACTCGCGATGGACGCCGAAATACTGCATATTTTTTGCAGATTGTTGTCGAAATATGCATCCGTGTTCAGGTGCTTATAGTTATGAACTAGGATCGAGATTTCATCCGACTGTATGTAGGCGATCTGCGCTCCTTGAATTTCGACACATAGACTCGTGGCTGCAGAATCCAGCATGCTCATGAGCCTCGTATCGAATGGACGATCCATTTTAGCGGTAAATGTATGAAATGACTTCCCATCTATTCGAATAATGACGGGGAGCCTGCGAGGCAAATGCATCCTATATGCATCCTCGTATCGCTTCATTCGATCCCCCAATGGATCTCCACGCATTGCGTTCTCAGGTTTCATCCCTTCCTTTTCGGCACGAGCTTCACCACGCGGCCACGGCAATGCTTAGCATAAGTCTGAGCGGCCGTCCTATTTGTCCATTTATATGACGCCTTCTGACTAAAGCTGTAATGCCCTGGCCACATATATGCAGAGTGATATTTCACCACCCACCATTTAGCCCTCTTTGGAACGAGCTTCACCACGCGGCCTCCAAAGTCCAGCCTTGCCAGTTCACACGAACCGCGATCCGTCCATCGAATGGCATGACGTTGACGACTCGACCATCGGTCCACATCCAACACCAAATCATCGATGCTCATGAGATAACCGCGACCTTTCTTCAACAGCCACACGCTCTCTCCACCCACCTCAATCCGCAACATTCTCCCAACCCTCCGGGCTATATTGTCTTTTGATGCGCACGCGGTATTTTCCAGGAGGCAGTTGGATGGTTTGGTGTTCCTCGTGCATCAGATCGGACGGTCGCACCAGCACGAGTATTTTTGCATTGTCGTTTGATGGATCCGAATAGAGTCTCGCGTCGAACGACGAATCAATACGATGCGAATGTCCGGTCGCCTCGCCCTCCGCGAGCACAACACTACGTTTGGATTCGATCGGACTACCCAGCTCGCAACCATCCTCGACTCGCTCGAGCACGACGTCCCCGTGTCTCCAAAGCTCTTTCTTCTTTGCCATGATCTATGTCTCCTGAATAAATTCGAGATTCGGTTTGCGATTACAATGGCCGACTAAACCGTCCGGGTCGTTTGGATCCCAATCGAACAATTGCCAGGCGCGAGCAGCACGCGCAGATACTAATCGCGGATCCACGGGCTCGAGATAATGTGGCTGCGTCCCATCATGCAGCGTTGGGGATTGCATGCGCAGCCAGCGTGGTTGCTGCTCACCACGTCGCTCTTTCGTATCGAGTAGTTCGTACCTAAGCCCCGTTTTGGGATCCGTCCATTTGTCGAGCGTGTTGGTTCCTAATGCCGCGAGGTACCGATCCCACCCAAGGCGCTCCGCGATCGCTCGCGATACTTCGCTGTTTTTCTCCGAACGAATATCCTCCTGGGTATAGCTGTCCGGATTGATAATGAGGCGCTCGTCGACGTTGACGCCTCGCCAAAACCAAAACTTATGACCATCCGGCCACTGAACAGCAGGGCCGGAATCGCAGTGCAGCCGATTGGCGACGATCTGCATTGCAGGACGCGGCACAGCTACGACCTCCGTTCCGCATATCCAGAAAAGCCATAGCCCCGCGTCATAGGCATCCACGAACGGCAACCAGATTGCGATCATGTGATCGACGTCTGCGCTCCAGGCTGCGCTACGGGCTGCGCTCCAGGCTGCGCTCCAGGCTGCGCTACGG